AAAAAGTTATCTTGAGCGGGCCGGAGTTCATGCCAGTGAATACAGCTGGGTGGGCACCGACTTTGATTATGTAATTGAAAATGATTATTCATTGGATCATTTGTACAACCAAGTCAATGATCTGGCTCAAGGCCTCCTGGGCGCCAAGGTAGCTCAAGTCGAGTAACTTCGGCTGCACAATTTAAACAGATGGTTTTGAGATTACGCAATTCAACATTGTTCAAGTCGCCATCAACGTGATACACTAGAAGCTGTATACTACGTCCTTTAAACCCACATCGATCACACTGTAGTTTTTTCTTGTAGCCAGCAGACTGCCATCTTGGTTTGACTGCTGGCAATTTCTTTTTGCGTCGAATACAGGGGTTACATTTGGATCTATAGTAGATTTTACCGTTGTGCCATCCATTGACAGCGGCCATGTTCTTGTTGCAAACTTTACATAAGGGTCTCATACACATATTTAGTGTGCAGACCTTAATTAAGGCACCGTAACGAGGCGTTCTTTTATGTTATTTAATAAATATCAGTAACATTTTTTAAAGGATGCGAACATGGCACTAGTTTCCCCCGGCGTACAAGTCACAGTAATTGACGAGTCAAATTATATTCCAGCGGCAACCAATTCGATTCCCTACATCTTGATAGCAACAGCGCAAAACAAGATTTCAGGAACCGGAGTTGGAGTTGCGGCAGGCACTTTAGCAGTTAATGCAGGTAAAGTTTATCCAATAACTAGCCAGCGTGATTTGGCAGCAACATTTGGTAATCCGTTCTTCTACAAGACCGCTGCTGGAACACCAATTAACGGATACGAGCTCAACGAGTACGGCTTGTTGGCAGCGTTCTCTGTATTGGGTATAAGCAACCGTGCCTATGTACAGCGTGCCGACATTGATCTGTCAGAGTTAACAGCATCGTTGACACGTCCAACTGGTAGCCCAACAGACGGCACTTATTGGTTGGATACTGCATCTACATCCTGGGGCATTTTTCAGTGGAATCAAACTACTGGTGCGTATACTACAATCACACCAATTGTAATTACTAATTCAGCACAAACACTTGGTGGCGCACCACTCAACAGTTTAGGCAGCATTGGTGACTACGCAGTGGTGGCCACTAATTCTAACAATCCAATATATTACAAAAACACAGACAACAACTGGGTGTTGGTTGGCAGCGATGACTGGAAAGATTCATGGCCCACAATTCAAGGAACAAATTCAGTAACAGGACAACTCAACGCCGGTAACACTATTATCATCAATGGTACAACTGTAGCAGTTCCTGTTAGTCCCAATAACACAATCAGTGGCCTAAGAACCGCTATCAACAATGCTACCATTGCTGGTGTAACAGCCATGGTTGATTCCAGTAATCGTCTTGCAATTTATGCCAATAGTTCGGCAGAAAACGATGGTTCCAGTGCTGATGGCGGTATTGTCAACATTGAATTAGGTACTTCTGGATTGCTGACTACATTAGGCATTACTGCTGGCTTGTACTATACACCTGCGTTACAACAAAGTCCCAACTATGTAGTTCCTCGTTGGAGAACCACAGACGAACAACCACACCCTACTGGGTCAGTATGGAACATGTTGACCGCGGTAAATCAAGGTGCCAACATTGTTCTCAAACGTTACGACTCTGCACTGGGTGCATTTGTAACTCGCCCTGCCCCAATTTATGCAAATGATCAAAGTGCCAACAAAGGGCTAGATCCAATTGGCGGCGGCAAGAATATCAGTGCCGACACATTGTATGTTGAGTACAACACACAGCCAGAATTGTCTAGTACAGATTTGTACAATCCCACAATGACTTTCCAGGCGTTTGAACGTCTAACAGCTGGTGCCACAGTAATTACTGGTGATGATCTTGACCCAACATTTACCAATAACAGCACATTTACAATTTCAGCTAGTGTTGCCAACAGCACAGCATTGTCTACCCCGGTGACAGCCACTATTAGTGGAACAACATCTGCAGACTTCTGTGCCGCTGTGTCAGCAGCCGGTGTGCCCTATGTGTCAGCGTCAGTTGGCAGCGATGGTTCAATCGTGTTCACACATTCACAGGGCGGTGTAATTGTATTAACTGATACATTTAATACCCCAGTGGCTAATGCTGGATTTAATACCAACGTAACCGGTGTTAGAGAAGGGTCAGGCGATTTAACTGGTGGATTGATTCTATCTAACTGGATTCCATTAAACTACACAGCTAGTTCAACTGCACCTAGTCTAGATCCTGCAAACGGTCGCTACTGGTACTACAGTGCTACTAACCAAGTAGACATTATGATTCAGAGCGGAGCAGGTTGGCAAGGGTATCGCAACGTGTCTTTAGATGTGCGTGGTTATAACTTGACACAAACAGACCCCAACGGTCCTATTATCTCTGCCAGCGAGCCGCTGACACAGAGTGATGGTACTGACTTGGCTTACGGTGATTTATGGATTGACACCAGCAACTTAGACTTGTATCCAATTATCAAACGTTGGGAATTGATGGACGATGTTGCCCAGTGGGTGTTGATCAACAACACAGATCAAACCACCAGCAACGGTATCTTGTTTGGTGATGCACGTTGGGCCACAAACGGCACCACTAACCCCATCACTGACAACATTCCTACTATCAAGAGTTTGCTGACCAGCGACTACTTGGATCTTGATGCACCAAACTATGAACTATATCCAACAGGAACATTGTTGTGGAACACTCGACGCTCAGGATTCAACGTCAAGAGCTTCCAAGTTGACTATTTAAATCCAAGAGATTTTGCAGTTGACAGTTATTCAACATCAACCTCATATGCAGTAGATGACATTGTTCTTTACGAAGGTGTATTATACATTGCAATTGCACCAACAACTGCACACGTTCCAACTGATGCAGATTATTGGAGCCTGTTAGAAACCAATGCTTGGGTTACTGCAACTGGCAATCGTGCCAATGGTAGCCCATACATGGGTCGTTTGGCACAACGTCAATTGGTTGTACAGGCAATGAAGGCAGCAATTGATGGTCAGGAAACTTTGAGAGAAGAACAAGCACAGTTTAACTTGTTGGCTGCTCCAAACTATCCAGAGCTGATCCCTAACATGGTTGCCCTAAACAACGAGCGTAGCAACACTGGATTCATCGTTGGCGACACTCCATTGAGAATGCCGCCAGAAGGCGCAGTAATCACTGCTTGGGCTACCGACAACAACGGTAATGGATTTGACACAGGCGATGGTTTGACTACTAGCGATGCTTATGTAGGCGTGTTCTACCCAAGCTGCCAGACCACAGACTTAACTGGTAGTCAAGTTGTACAACCTCCAAGCCACATGATGTTGCGCACTATTGTTCGCAGTGACGAAGTTGCTTACCCATGGTTAGCACCAGCTGGTGTACGTCGTGGTGTGATTGACAATGCTGAACGCATTGGTTATGTAAATGCTACCACAGGTGAGTTTACAACAATTGCAACTGGTCAAGGCATCCGTGATGTATTGTACACCAACAAGATTAACCCAATCACATTCATCCCTGGTGTTGGTATTACTAACTACGGTAACAAGACCGAAAGTGCTGTCACTAGCGCAATGGATCGTATCAATGTGGCACGATTAATTGCATTTATTCGTGGACGACTAAATGAAATTGGTAAAACATTTGTGTTTGAACCAAATGATCAAATTACCCGTAACGAAATTACTAATGCTATTGATGGCTTAATGCTTGATTTGGTTGCAAAGCGTGGTATCTATGACTATTTGGTAGTTTGCGATCTGAGCAATAATACACCAGCTCGAATTGATCGTAACGAATTGTACGTTGATATTGCTATTGAGCCAGTAAAAGCCGTGGAATTCATCTACATACCAGTGCGTATTAAGAACACTGGTGAGTTGGCTTCAGGGCAAACAGCACCTTCCAGTGCAGTTGCTTAATGCATAAATAAACGTATATAGGAGATACATATGGCTGTTTCATCATTATCAAAAATGACAGTGCCCTTGGCAAGTGATCAAAGTAATCCAAACCAGGGCCTGTTAATGCCGAAACTCAAATACCGCTTCCGAGTGGTATTTGAAAACTTTGGAGTTGCGACTCCGAGAACTGAACTTACTAAACAAGTAATTGACTTTACTAGACCATCTGTGACTTTCGATGAAATTCCAATTGAAATCTATAACAGCCGTATCTATCTTGCTGGTAAGCATACATGGGAAATGTTGACAGTTAACTTACGTGACGACGCTTCGGGCGAAGTTGCACGTTTGGTTGGCGAGCAGTTGCAGAAACAATTGGACTTTAACGAGATGGCCAGTGCCGCATCAGGTATTGACTATAAGTTCTTGACAAAATGTGAGATTCTCGACGGTGGCAACGGTGCAAGCCAACCCACAGTGCTAGAGACTTGGGAAATTTATGGTTGCTACTTGAATCAAGTCAACTACAATGACCTGAACTACGGTTCAAGTGAAGCAGTGACTATGACTCTGCAGATTCGCTTTGACAACGCTGTACAAACACCTAATGGTTCTGGTGTTGG